ATGTCTTCGGATAAACTTATCTCCAATGAGTCTGTCCGCTTGGTGCCGTTTAGGTGGTACCATCTAAAGGCGATGAGGATGAGGGAAGACAACACCGATATGTTTGTCTACATACCAGACTTTGAAACTAGGATAATGATATTTGACGGGGCGCCCAACTGCCACACTGCTATAGCTGACGGCAACATAGTCGCCTGTTGGGGAGCGCAAGAGTTGTGGCCTCATGTTGCTGAGTGCTGGCTGTTCACTAGCACGCACTTTAATAGCTACCCGATATCGGCAACAAGGGGCGCTGACAGGTATTTTAATCAGCTTGCAATCAGTCTGAAATTGAAACGATTGCAGTTGACGGTAAATTCAAAAAATTCGCTTGCAGTGCGTTGGGCGAAGCGGTTAAGGTTTGAGACAGAAGGGTTGATGCGGTCGTATGGACCGGACGGCTCTGATTACTTTATGACGTCAAGGATATTTGCAAATGAGTAGATTAT